TATTAATAAGACTTTCAGCCTTATCTCTACTTTTATACTTTTCTTTTAGTAGAGTTTGGTATAGTACTAAATCTTTAGCCAGCTGTGTAGTTGGCTTAAAGTATTCTTTTAGTATCTTTAATGCGGGGGATGGGTCCTTACCACTAACAACATCAGCTGTTACCTGTCTGGCTAGCAGTTCAAACAGGATTATTGTATTCTTTATCTTGGAATGGCTAGATCTCTTCATCTATTATATAAATATGTTAGTCCTCTGGAATAATGTTATTTTCGTCTAATAAAGTGTCTTGGTCTATATTTTCTGTTATAACTCCCATAGATTTTATTATATCCCTACTTTTAAGTTCACTTAAAGTTTGATTTGACTGCCATAGATTTACCTTTTTATTCGTTTCAGATATACTTCTATTTGCCTTATTTCCTAATGGATCCCAACCTAGTGGATGCTCATGTGTACCATATGTTCCAGGTTCTTCTGGTCTTCCTGCACCCGGCCAGCCTCCTGGAGGAGCTTGCTCTCTTTCGTCGTATCCCTTAGGAACATTTCCTTGACCACCACCTTTATAAAGAGATGCAATGTCATGAGCTGTTCCGTAAGATGTTCCTGTTTTTACTGGATCATTTCCTTCTGTTTTAATTTGTTCTAATCTAAACATTGTTTTATGATCAGCAACAATTCTCTCTTGTTCTTTGAGATACACATCCTCAGTCATCTTAAATACATTTTCATATATCCAATTTCTACTAAAGAGTTTCTTCTCAAGCATGTCTCCAGCAAGTGTTGTTTTTGCTGTCCACAATTCAATTTTCTCCTTATCATAGAGAGTTGATGGAGCAGTTAAATTAAGAGAAAAGTCTGTTATATCTTGATCAGTAAAGCCTTGAGTGTATAAGTGTATAATTCCAATCTTATATAACTCAGATACAATTATTCTCTGTAGTCGCTCAATTGTTCTTCCGAATCGGAAATCTTGTGCTGCTAATGTTGATTTACCTGATACATCTTCTTCAAATCCTAAGAAGGCTTTTGGTATCTTCAAGCTACCTAATAACCTACCTTTAAGGTAGTTAATGTCATCCATAGTATCATACTTCAAGTTATAATCTCCAGTTTCTGGATCAATGAAGGGAACTTTCTTCATTTTGGAGATCATAGCTTCCATGTAAGCATCCACTTCGTTTGGTGGAATGTTACCAATGTCAATTTTAAATATACGTTTATCTGGAGCTCTCATAATGCGATGAATTAACATCGCATCTTCCATAAGAACAATTTGTTTCCACACCTTACGTCCTGGTTCAATAATTGAACGACCATATGGAAGGAAATTAGTATCTGTTAGTAATCTAAAGTGAGCTATCTCCCAATTCTCATACTCTTCACCCTTCAAGGCTGCAATATGTGCTCTTCCAGATAAAGTCGAATAATCTCTTTTGAATTTAACTTTGTGTGGGTTTTCTGGATCCGAATCTTCAATACGAATCATTTCGTAGGCTGCAATAGGGTCTACTCCAGTTACTCCAAACTTATCGGCTATGTGAAGTTTTAAGTAAAAGTCACCATACTTCAATACATTACGTACCCATGGCCAAAGATTAAACTCTACATTAAGAACATCATAATAGAGGTTTTTAAGTACTTGATGTACCTTTTCATTCGATGTTTTTATTTCCAGTATTTCTCCATACTCATTAGTAGTTGTACACTCATCGGCATACACATCTAATGCAGATGATATAATACTATCTGTATCCATTGCCTCATAATCACGAAACAATTCAAGTCTTGTTGCTTGTTGAAGCTGGCCAGAGTAGTAACTAAATCCAGGTACATTTGAGAATAGGCGTGAGAATTTATCAACACGACGATTACTTTCAATATTCCCAGACGATTGAACCTTATCGATATCAATAACCTTTAATTGATCACCACCTACATTCCGAATAATAACATCAGTTGAAAATAGTTTACGCAATCTATTAAAGACTGAGCCTTGTCTATATTCTGGTAAATTTGAGTCTTCCTGTTCCATTTGCTATTTTTATAAATATGTAACCACTATAGTAACCATGTTATATCTTCTTGATTGCCATTAATATTTTGCTTCCAAGAATCATTAGGACTAGGCTTTCCTGTGTATATTGATGTTGATGATTTTGTGTGTGATACTGCCATTCGAGTCAATTCGATTCCTGCTTGTCTTAACTTTAGTGCTGTATCTCTAACCCAAAGACCTTGAGCAAAGCACATAACCAAGTCGTCATTATATCCTTGAGCTGCTTCTGCTCTCGAGTTCTTCCACACAAATACAAGTAATTCATCAAGTGTTCGTCTACTTCTAATTATACAGCTTTTTTCTCGCATATACAACTCTAACTTACTGATTGATAGTGGTCTGATCTTACTACTTATAGTAAAGCCTGCAACCATATCAGATTTGTTTACTATATCATACCCTTTACTAATGTATGTATCTGAGTCAAATACGTTTTCCTTATATGAGTAGTATAGATTCTTGTAACCTCTCTCTAATACTTGCTGAATAGCTGCCCATCCAACATTTGCATTTTCAATTACTAGTAATGCATCATTATATTCAGTTGCAATACTAACAAGCATATTACCGTAATCTTTGGTGGTAAGTTGTCCTTTATATTCTGCTACTTGAGTTGCTGTTTCTACATCAATTACATGGAATGCCGAGTAATCTGATCCATCTCCACGTGCAACGTCAGCTGTTACAATATAATCTTTAGTGTAGGAAGGTCTCTCCCATACCCATATATTATTATCAAAACCTCTTTTCTCTATTGGATCCTGAACTGAAGTTTGGATATACCACTGGAGTGTGTCAGGCATGATTACTGTATTACCTGATGTCGAGAAGTCACAATCACACTCTTGTGCTGCTAATCTTATTCCAAGCTCAACATCTTGCTTATCACGCCATGATTGATCTCTTTCTGGATGGACTTGCCACGGAAGTCTAATTGTGTTAAATGTATTGCCAGTCTCACCACCTTCAGCCTTAGCCCACATCTTATGAAAGAAGTTACCAGTTCCGTTAGGTGTACTAAGTAAGATTGCTCTACCCCCAGTAGATAGTGTTTGCTGTAGTGATGCCCATAATTCCTCAGCTCCATCAACGAATGCCGCCTCATCAATAATTACCAATGATAATGCTTCTGATCGTCCTGATGTTCCAGTTGATGCTACTGCTTTAATCTGAGATCCGTTGCTGAGTCTTAGAGATAGTTTGTTATCCTCCGCTGCTTTTAGCTTAAGCCAACTTGGTAGATTCTCAAACATTACTCGAACCTTTGTTACAAGGTTTTTTGATGTAGTTTGATCAATCGCCACTACCAGTATATTCTTATCGTTGTGGAATAATATCATCCATAAAGCGTAGCCGGCAATTAGAGTTGATATACCTAACTGTCGGCTCTTTAAAATAATATTACGATCAAACTCTTCAAACTTATCAACTGCTTCCTCTTGAAACTTATATAAGTGAAATGGAATCTTACCTCTTGTTGGGTGTTGAATCATGCAGTACTTTTTCATAAAGTACGTTGGTGATTTGGCACACTTGACGTATTCTTCTCGTATTAGTTGTTTTATAGACTTTTGTCCGGAAGCTTCTTCAGCCATATTAAAACTTGATTAGGTTGTACTGCAGTCCAAACCCGACACCCATTGCTGGTCTTTGATTTAGAAAATCGTAGCCTATATGTATGCTAGGTCCAAAACTAAAATGCGTTTTCTTTACAATAGGATCTTTTCCTAAGTTAGCTCCTACTATGCTTGTAATCTTTAATGTTGTGTCTGATGGTATTACAAATATATTCTTTGTGCCGTCTTCTTCTTTTTTAATTCCAACCGTTAAACCAAAAGATATTTGATCACTAACTATCTCTGTCTTGCCTGGGATGATGTCAATCTTTCCTGGTGTATCTTTTGAGTTTGGTGTTTCAATTAATCTAAACTTCGAGATACCCTCTAACTCTCTACTCTGTGTCGAGTGTTTGAATTTAAGTCCAAGTGATCCATCTTCCAGTTTTGTTAATTCGTTATCAAGAGATAGATTAATACCAACGTACTTTATATCCGTTTTTATGATAACTTCTGGTTTGCCACCTTTTACTTTATCAAGCTCCTTTTTAAGGTCGGAGTTTATCTTTTCTAGCTCCGTCTTGTTAACAAAGAGTATACCCTTTTCGTATTGCAGATTTTTATTTTTTAGCTTAGTAATTGTGATTGTATCTGTTAAGGCTTTTATATTCTGCTTACTAATAGCTTCTTGGTTAGATGTATCTTTACAACCCTTTCCCAATAACGCAAACAACACTAGGATTGCTAGTGTTGCTATTACGCTATATAATGTAGTAAATTTATTCACCTGATAAGTTATTTCTTACACCTTTCAAAATAGGCATTACTTCATCCTTACTCAAACCAAATCCACCAACGATTTTAGTT